CTAATGGCCGCAGATATTGATCAGTTGCGTGAACTGATTAGGCTTGCTGAAACCCATCAGGCAAAGTTAGCAAGCGCGTTAGTTAAGCTAGAGAATCGTATAGCTGACATCATGGCTACTGCACCGCTAAGAGATGGCGAGTTGTTTGACCTAGAGTGGGCTGTACAGGCTAGGGTTGTTCTGCGTGAGGCTATAGAGCAAGAATACCTAACGGTAGTGGATGGCTTAGTTCGACAGTATAACGATGTAGCGGCTAAGGCTATTGCCATGCTAGGGCAGTACGGTGACATTGCTAACCTCGATGCTAGTATTATTCAGCAGTTACAGAGCCTAACCTTTAAAGGCTTTGAGGATTTAGGACAACAGTATCTAGATGTCATTGCTAAAGAGGTCTACGAAAGCACCCTAACAGGAACACCATTTGCCGCAAGCGTAGCAACGATTAGAGCCACTGTAGGCAGTGATCTAGGGCGTTATGCTAGTCAGCAGTTACACGACTCCCTAATGCAGTTTGACGCGGCTGTAAACACTAGAATCGCCTTAGAGTCAGGTGCTAAAGAGTTCAAGTATCAAGGGCCAGATGATGAGGTCACTAGAGCATTTTGTGGAAAGCACGTAGGCAAGACATATACTAAAGAAGAAATTGAAGAAATCTGGTCTGGTAGTTGGACTGGTAAGATAGATGGTAATCCATTTATTGTGCGTGGTGGCTATAACTGCCGCCATAGGTTTAGGGCTGTATTCTAAGGAGACAATCATGCCACAAGGTAAAGGTACATACGGTAGTAAAGTAGGACGACCCAAAAAGAAGAAAAAAACCAAGAAATAATTATATGCTACAATGTTAATTCACCAATACTCTATAAGAGGTTCGTAACATGAGCGATGAAATCATGGCATCAGAAGCTGATACTGAGACAGCGGCAGTAGAAACTCAGGAAACCAAGACCTTTACTCAGGACGAACTAGATCGAATTGTTGCGGATCGCGTAGCAAGAGAGCAAAGAAAGTTCGATAAGAAGATACAAGGCATTGATCTGGATGACGCAAAGGAACTGATGGCAAAGCGTGAAGCCGCAGAACTGGAACGACAAAAGGAGCGTGGCGAGTTTGATTCTATCCTGAAGAAAACGGTCGAAAAGAAAGATATGGAAATACAGAGTTACAAAAGCAAGTTGCAACAGACGCTCGTAGATGGAGCGATTCTTGGTGCGGCTTCTAATAATAACGCTGTCAATCCAAATCAAGTATCACAGTTATTGAAAGACCAGACCAGACTATCAGATGATGGAACGGTAGAGGTGCTAGACGGTAACGGTGTACCGCGATACAATGACAGCGGTGATCTGCTATCAGTTAATGAAATGGTATCAGAATTTTTAACAGTAAACCCACACATGGTCAAAGCGTCACAAGGTGGCACAGGCTCGATGGGTAACACTGGTGGCTCTACACAGAAGCCTCAATCTGTGGCAGATATGGTTGCTAACTGGAGTAATGGCGGCAAAGAAGCATTTGCCTCTATGAAGAAAAAGTAACCACCAAACCACTATTTAATTTTTTGAGGATACAATCATGGCCGCAACAACTTCAACAACTCTTGACGATCTCTTTGTAAATATCGTCGCACAAGCACGTTTCACTGCTGAAGAGCAGTCCCTAATGATGGGTCTCGTTACTCAGTACAACATCCAAGCCCAAGCAGGAAAGACCATTCAGGTTCCTAAGTACCCTGCCATTGCCGCGGCAAACTTGACCGAAGGCACTGACATGACTAGCACTACTGTTTCTACTTCTTCAGTTTCTGTAACTGTAGGAGAGGTAGGCGCACAGGTTCTATTGACTGACATGGCTACTTACGGTGACGGCAACCCTGCTGTTGAGTTAGGTACTGTTCTTGGTAACGCTATCGCTACTAAGATTGATACTGACCTTATTGCTTTGTTTGACGGTTTCTCTGGTTCTATCGGAACCGCAGGAGCAGAAATCACTGTAGCTGACCTATTTAAGGCCGCGGCTACTTTGCGTTCTAACAAGGTTACTGGAACTATCAATGCTGTTGTACACCCATTCCAAGCGTACCAGTTGAAAGCTAACCTAACTAACACCTTTGCTAACCCAAATGGTGGCGACTTGCAGAACGAAGCAATGCGTAACGGTTATGTTGGTACTATCGCAGGTATCAATGTATATGAGTCTGCTAACGTAGCTATTGATGGTAACGACGATGCTAAAGGTGCTGTATTTGCTCCAGAAGCATTGATGATCGCTATGAAGCGTGACTTCAACATTGCGCCTCAGCGTGATGAGTCACTACGCGCATTCGAGTTAAACGCTACTGCTGTATATGGCGTTGCTGAACTTGATGATGCATTCGGTGTTGAGATTCTATCTGACTCCGCATTGTAAGACTGACTGCCCCTTCCTCGGAGGGGGCTTTCTTATAAGGTAAAATGGTAATGGCATATTCAAGCGATGCAGATTTATTAAAGTTAATTCCAGACATTCTCGATCTAGGTATCGAGTCTTTTGTATTGGAACACCCGAAAGCACAGGCAGACATACAGCGCGAGTTACGGATTAAATGGTGGCCGCGAAAGAATATTGCAGGTGAGATGGACAACAGCAAACTTACCTCAACACAGTTTACAATGGCAAGTGCCTATCTAGTATTATGGCGTTACGCTTTACCGCAGTTAACGAACTGGGTAGAGGGTGATCGATTCCAAAGCATGATTGATTTCTACAAGGCGCGATACGGTGAAGAGTTAGAGGCTGTATTGGCTGATGGCGTTGACTATGATGCAGATGGCGATGGCGTTATTAAGGAAGATGAAAAGCAACCTGTAGGACAAAGGTTAGACAGATAATGGAATTTACTGTTGACGCTGATTTTAAACAAGCATCTCGCGCTTTAAAAAAGAGAGGCAAAGATTTAAAGTCGAGCGTTAAAAAAGCCTTATTAATTACAGGATTAAAAGGCATAGAAATTATAGAAGATAGAACCAGTAAAGGAAGAAGTTACAAAGGTTCGTTTTTTAAGAAGTATAATGCTCAATATAAAGCATATAGACTTTCAAGAGGTAGAAGCAGTAAGCCTAATTTAGAGTTTACTGGAAAAATGCTTGGTAGCATGGCGGTAATATCTAGTAGTAGGCAAGCAGAGATTTACTTTACTAGAGGCACTGAATCTAAGAAAGCGGCTATGAATGAAAAGAAAAGACCGTTTTTCGGGTTTAGTCGGAGTGAGCAAAAGCAACTTGGTAAAGTATTTGAAAGGTATTTGAAATGAGCGTAAGAGAAGAAATAGCTGAAAATATTGTTACTACACTAAAGGGCATTAAAAGCCCTGTTGCTGTAAAATATGCTACTCGTGAGCCGTTTGACTTTGAGAAGCTGTCTAACGCTCAATACCCTGCTGTCTTAGTGCGTAGTGCTGATGAAAGCAGAGAAGATACATCGATAGGTGGATCGATAACCCAGAGAATGGGTACGATTAATTATGACTTGGTTTGTTTTGTTAAAGGCTCTGCGATTGACAGTGCAAGAAACAACATAATCGAGGCGATTGAAGAAGGTCTTGATGTTGACCGTACTAGAGGCAGTAAAGCCATAGATACGCAGGTAGTCAATGTTGAGATAGATGAAGGTTCTATTGATCCCATTGGTGGGGTCATTATTACAGTCCGTATAGTATATCAGTATACTCGCGGCACAACTTAACTTAACTTAAAAGGTACATATCATGGCGACTAAAACAGGCGCATCTGGAGTAGTAAAAGTACAAGTCTCAGGCACGACTGTTGCCGTGGTAGGCGAGGTACGTTCTTTCACGTTTGACGGTTCAGCAGACACCATTGAAGATTCAGTAATGGGCGATTCTTCTAGAACTTACAAGCAAGGCTTAAAAACCAACACAGTTTCACTTGATGTTTATTGGGATGAGGCAGACGCACAGCAGTTAATTCTTGACGAACGTGCTTCTGTAGATTTTGAAATCTATCCTACTGGCACTGGTTCAGGCGAGACTTTCTTTTCAGGCGGTGGCATTGTAACTTCTCGTTCTATCAGTGGAGCATTTGATGGAATGGTTGAAGCAAGTTTCACCATTCAGTGCAGTGGAGCAGTAACAGAAGCACAAGTATAAAGGGGATTAAACCATGGGATTAGCAAAAGAGTTACGAAGCAGAAGAAAGATACAGGCGCGAGAAGTTGTAGTTCCTGCATGGGGTGACGAATCTGGAGCATTTAAGTTATATTGTAGAACGATTACGTGCTATGACTTAGACCAATTACAGAAAAAGCACCCCGACTTTCTTAACAACACAACTATCGGTGCAATGGTAGATTTGATTTGCATGAAGGCAGAAGATGAGGGCGGTAGTAAACTGTTCGGGTCTGCGGAAGATAGGTTAGATTTGATGGGCGAAGAAACAAGCGTCATATCAGATATAGCCAATCAGATGTTTGCTGAAATTGAATCTGCGGAGGTGGCTGAAAAAAACTAAGAAGCGATCAATCAAGGATGAACCTATTGTCTTTGGCTGATCGCCTTCACATTACGATAGAAGAAGCAGAGCAAATGCCTGTCAATCACTTCAATGAGTGGTTGGCCTACTTTCAAATAATGAGCGAGAACGATGGCTGAAAATGTAAACATTACGATTAAGGCGTTTGATAAAACCAAGAAAGGATTTGGCTCTGTTGCCTCTGGTCTAAAGAAAGTTACTGGAGCTGTTTTCTCAATGCGAACCGCCTTAGTTGGTGCGGCAGGTTTAGCAGGGTTTGGTTTACTGGTTAAATCATCTCTAAGCGCAACTGATTCATTAGCTAAGACGGCATCAAAGATCGGCACAACCACTGAGGCATTAAGTGCTTTACGGTATGCGGCAGACATCACTGGCGTTGCTACCACCACAATGGATATGGCGTTGCAGAGGTTTACCCGAAGAACGGCAGAAGCGGCAAAAGGAACAGGCGAGGCTAAGGGTGCA